TCAATGGCCTCTGCGACCTCGCCAGTAACAATAGAAGACTTACCCTCTACCTCGTTGCCGTAAGGCTGACGTAGGTAAGACTGCAAGGCGTACTTGCGGTCTGATACTGTTTCGGTTTCTATAAAACCAATGGCGTCATCAATCTCGGCTTCGAGAATCGCCTTTAGCTGATTCGTGTCCATCTTGTTCCTTTGGCGGTCTGCCCCGCTTTGGCTTGTTGCTTAATTGTAAGTCATTTAACAGATTTTCCACAACCTGTAAACGCTGTTCCATTTGCTTCAATCTGGCCTCGGTATTCCCTTGCGGCATTAAGTACATTAAACGACCCACCTTGCTGGTTTGTTAATAGATTCACCCCACGTTGACGCTGTTTCGTCTAAGCCAATAGCGAGATACCGAAAGGCATCAGAGCCGTGGCTTGACCAGTCATGTAGTGGGCGCTCAAAGAAAATCTTACGCTTTTCGTCGTAGGCTCTACGGTAGTTGCGTAGGCAATTGAGTCCAATTTGCACTTGTGGCACATTGAACCAGCATCTTGGTAGCAATCGGCGCACGGCTTGGATGCCATCATCGACAGACATACGCGGCGCAACTCTAATCTCAAGTCCTGCATCTTGAAGCACCTCCAAACGGCTTTTGCCTGTTCCTAGTTCCCGAACCTGTACGTCATGGGGCAAGATATGCTCTGCCTTGTGGTAATCGTTATCTCTGAGCCACTTGACGTAATTGTCTAAGCCTACCCCGTGGTTCTCGTAGTAATCAATGAGACGAATCTCCGAGCCAGCGATTTGAGCCACCCAAATGGAAGTCGAATCACCCATACCCAAGTCCCAAGCAGTGATAGTACGACAAATATCGTCTCTGGGTATGTCTTGGATGTGGTTATCGTCTTCCAGCTTATTAAGGATCTGACCATAGTAGCTACCCTCCACGGCGGCATCAAAGGAACACTCAAACTCTTGGCGGTACTTATCCTCACCCATCTCGGCTTTGGCGGCGCTTAACTCTTGCGCGTCAACCACCCCAGTCTCCGAGGCTTTGAACTCCAGCAAACCCCAGCCCTCGTCCTTGGTAGCCCTCTCCCGCAGTTCCTTAAAGTGATTGTGACCCTTTGGCGTACCAATGAATGAACACCAACCCTTTCGGTCTGACAACGCTGGTCGAATAATGTCCGTCCATATCTTTGGGTTTTGGTCGCCAATCTCATCCAAGATGACGCCATCAAAGTATTGGCCTCGCAGTGAGTCAGGATTATCTGAGCCGTATAGCTGGATACGCCGACCCCAGAAGTCCACCCGCAGTTCAGCAATGTTGGCAACCGCCCCTAGTGGCTCCACATACTTGACCAGATAGTCCCAAGCTATTCGTTTGGCTTGACCGTATGTCGGGGCAATGTAGGCGTAGCGCGGCGCTTCATTCTTATTGAGAACGGCGCTCATTATCAGATGGTTGATTGCTGAGACCGTCTTGCCCATCCTACGATGAGCCACCACGACAGAAAAGCGCTTGGCGTCAATCAGGTCATGGATTTGCTGTTGTTGCGCTCTTGGTGCGTATTGGATTTCGATTACTTCATCCATGTAATCTTCATCTCCACTGGGCCGTTGTTCTCGCCAGTCACCTCGGTGCGGGCTAACTTGGGTATGTGGTACTCAATGGCCTTTAGGAATAAGTCAGCCGCCTTTGCTGGGTCAGCTTGCCTGCCATCAGCGCCCTCTGCAACGTCTGTAATCCATTCCTCGAACTTGTGTACGTTGTTCTCTGCAAAGAGCGCCATAGCCTCTCTAACCGCCGCTGTGGACTTGTTTGGTGACCCTTTGGGTCTGCCGCGATTATTTTCGGTTTGTTTATTCATTGTTTCACTCCCTATTGGGTTGGTGATGTTGATAGAGTCTCTATATTACCACTTAGTCTTGTTAGCCCAGTAAGCGGCGCTCATTTTTCCTTTTGAGATGTTTTCTGCGTGCCTAGCTTTGAATGAGTCCCTGCGTGCTTTGGATGCGCTTGACTCGCCTTCCTTCTTGGGGGAGCCACTTACACCTTGCTGACCGAATCTAATCAGCTTTACCTCGTCACCAGACTTGGCTAGTACTGCGTGGCTCTTGGTAGAGTGGCTTGGTGTTCTCTTGGGCTTGTTGTAGCCAGCGAACTGTTCCTTGCCTCGTTTAACTGTCATGTTGACCTCATACCGTGGTTGTGTTACATTTATTTACAAAGGAGTGTTTGTATGAAAATTGAAATTACAGTTAAAGATACTGGCCCGCACATTGATGTTGATGATGACTTTATTGACGCTAGTGAGTTGATTCAGCAAAACCTAATCGCAGATGCAATCTCGATGTTACACGGTCTTGCACTTGAGTTAGAGTCCGAGTAGCCTGCTTAACTCGTCCACAGCCCTTGCATCCATAAATTCGCCAACATTTTCTTTCCGCTTCTCTAAAGCGCCTAGCACGTTATTCCGAAGATTTCCTTCACGCCCCGCCATCTCCTGTGCAAGTGCGGCGTAACGTTCTTGGGCAATGTCTTCTGCTCTTAGGTTTTTGCCAAGTGAGCCTGCATAAAGCCCAGCAAAGTCCGTGTCGTATGCTGGGTGGGTTGAGGCCAACAGCCCTCGGTCTGGTAGCATCTCAATCAGCGTGTTACCAGCGTAGCCTTTAGGGACGTTCAATAGGGACGGGTCTGTGATTGACGTTACCAAGTCCTCAATGTTGTACTGCGCCGCCTCTTGGTTTTGCTTTAGCCGCATTGTGTCGGCAAACGCTTTTCTTAGGTCTCCGCTAGTGCCGCCCTTCTTGCCACCCTTTAGAACAATTCGCTCTTTGCCAGCAAGTTGCTTGCGCCCTTTCTCGGTCATAATCCCAGCAAATTCAGCAAACGGGTAGGTTTTTTCTTTGGTATTTTTGTTGACTTTAAACTGCGCTCGGATACGGTCATCAATGCTTTGAATCGTGTCTTTGTTCAATTTGGCCTTATCTACTAGGCCAAGCATTATGTCTGTCGGCATCGTAGAGAAGTCTTCAGCACGCGCGCCCATCGTAATAGGCATCATGTAAACCTTGCCAGTGCCGCCTCTCGCCAAGTTTTCTTTTTCGGCGTTCTTTGCTCTTTCCATTACTCTTTTTGCAATAGACTTGCCTGACGCGCCGCCGACGCCCATCGCAATATGCTCTAAATCACGGGCAAAGTCTTGACCGCCAGTTGTCAAAATCCCTTGCGGCAACTCAACCTCAGAAACAGACCTGACTAACTGGTTCCTACTGGTGCTATCCCAAGGCGTAAAAATAACGCTAGACCCTTGTATGTCCTCTGGCCTGATAATGTTTTTTTCAGCAAGACCACCCATAAAATCACTATCAAACCGAGAGCCGACCAATGGGTTAGGGGACTTTGGCGTTGTTGGCAGATAAATTCTTGGAGCCAAGCCAGACTTTGCCATGTAATTTTCTAAGGCATCGCCAATGATGGGTTTTGCCTCTCTCGCCACAGCACCAGCGACAGCGCCGCCTGCCCTTGCGACTCTTGTGGGGTCAACACCGCCCATGGCAATCTCAGCACCCATACGCATATCACGCATCGTTGGGTCATCAGAGTCTGGTGGTCGAATACCTAACTCGGTAGCTTTTCTCTTAATGTAATCAATGCCGCCAACTTGCTCACCTTGAGCCATGCCGCCTGCCCTTAACAACCCAGTGCCAATTTCAACAGGTGCGCCCAGTAAGGTGTATGGCAAATCGCCAACGCCTTGCAAGATGGCGTTTAGAGCCTGTTGGTCGGTTAGCTTGCGCCTACGGTCTTCCGCTAATTGTGCGGCAAATGCGTAGGCTTCTGGGTCGTCAAGTAAGGATGGCATAGCTACTTCTTTTTCTTCTTGACCGTTTTCGCGGCAGATTTAAAGTCTTTTGCGCTTGGTGCGCTCTTGCTCCCAGCCTTGTTCATCTTCTCACCAGAGCCTTCAGCAATACGCTTACGCTTGGCGTGGATGTTGGCGTAGAGACCCGTCTTCATTTTTTCCGCTTGGCTTGAGACATAGCAATGGCTACCGCCTGCTTTTGGCTCTTGACTGGTTTGCCGTAGCTGGTCTTGAGCATACCCTCGCCATACTCACGCATGGTTTTGGCTACCTTTGCCTTGCCTGCTTTAGGCATCTTCTGATTCGTCGTTCCCATCGTTTTCTCCGTTAGAGTAATCTGAACCTTCTTCCATTTCCTGCTCGCCTTCTTCCCAAGCCTTGCAGGTGCGTAAGTTGTGGCAAATGAACTCCCACTTGGAACACCAGCCGCGACCACCGCCATCGGCGTCAAACTTGTCTTGTGGCACTACGTCCATCTTGGCAAGCATATCGGGGCTGTCGTTGAAGTATTCGCAGTTAGCGCACAGGTTGCGCTTGGCTTGGTCTGGGCTGATGCGCCAGTAAACAGATAGGTCACGCCAGTAATCAGAGTTGTCGCCCTTGGTCTTTTCAGGGCCAAGCATCCATTTTTCCATCACAAAAGTGCGCGTCTCAGCGTTCTGCTTTTTCGTGATTAGCGGCGCATCATCTTCCTCAGAAGTAATTTCGATTGATAGTAAGCCCATAGGTAGCCCAAGTAGTTTTCACTATTTTACCAAAAAAGACGCCCACCGCAAGGGCAGGCGTAAGTTGGTTAGACCAACAAGGAGAAGTAGGTTCAGTTTAGACCCTCTTTGGTCAGTTGTCTAGCCTGTTCGTTGTAGTGTCTGGCTATCTCAATCAAGGCTTCTTTGGTGTATTTCCTTAGAGTACCGTCAGTCTCTAGAAGTTCCAATTGCCTTTCACCTATTCGCTCCAGTAGGCGCTTGCGGTACTCAACGTGGTTGCCTGCCAGCCAGTTGTTGCAATGTTTGCATTGACCGTGGACGTTGTCCTCCACAAACCGCATATGTGGCGCAGAGCCAACCGAGCGATAGTGCCCAGCATCAAAAGTGTTAGCGCCGCCGTCCAAAGGTTTATCACAGCTTATGCAAGGCTTTCCCACATCTCTCGCCCTGATGTAAGCGTTAAAAGCTGTTTGGGCTTTCTTGACCAGTTGAGGCTTGGTCTGCATGGCGTCCAACTTTAGCTTGGTTTCTTTTCTTTCAGCCTTGTCAACCACCTGCCTTGCGACTTTCATAGCGCAGACTGGGCTACACACCTTTTGCATCGGCCTGACAGGAGTGAATGGGATGCCGCAGGACTTGCACTTCTTACTCATGGATGGTTACCCCATTCTCAGCACACCAAGCCATCAACCACTCTGAAAACTCTGAGGCTTGTGCTTTTGTAAATTTTCGTGTTTGAAGACCCAATTGGACAATACCATCCCCTGTCAAATTGGGAATGACTTGCCCCGAACTTTTCCCAATCTCTCTGGTGTAGGTATCAACCAGAAGTCGCTTCCAAGATTCGGTGTCCCAAGTAGAACCCAAATGGCGAGCCTGTTTAGCGATCTGGTTGATGATGGAATGATACAGCGCGTTTTGGTCTTGCGTGCGGGTTTCCTTGTCAACTTGAACCACCAAAGCAACACC